TTGATGATTGAAGTATGAAGCACGTTATTCTGTTTGTCAACATTTAATTTAACTATTTATCATCTTATTATCATTTACTTGTTAACATGTTGAAACATATAGACTTTATAATCTTGGTAGCCTGTCAAGGTGGCTGTCGAGCTATATAGCTATATAGAAGCGTCGCTGTTTAAGCGGCCAAGGCTATCAAGTTGATTAAGCTATTGAGTGTATAAGGTGCTTATCAGCCTCTTACACTTCAACAGCTCAACAGACCTTTACCATCCTTTACCATCCTTAACAGTCTTAACAGTCTTAACAGTCTGAACAGTCTAACCGCCTGCTTAACAGCTTAACAGGGCTTTACAGGGCTATGAAGGGTGTTGAAGGTTGCCCAGATGTTATAGGCTATAAAGGGTGGTAGAATCCCGTGGGTGTTAGGGTGATAAAGGGCGGGGGAGGGCTGTTTCATTGTTGTATTATTGTTGTACCCTCATAGATTTGCGAGAAGAGCGAAACTCAATCACCCTTAACAGCCCTTAACAGTCCTTAACCACCCTTAACAACCCTTAACCATTATGCAACAAACCTCCATAATTGCTTATATTGTTATAACAAACCACACACAGTCTATATAGGCTAACTAATTGAAATCAAAGGTGTTATACAGGCTGTAAAGAAAGGTTTACACGTTGTTTAAAAGGAGCTTAAAATTAATTAAAGATTTTACTTGCTTTCTTGGAAAAAGTATGCTATAATATACTTATAAGGTGTGAAAGAGAAGAGTAAAGGTATTCCAAGTATAAAGAATATCGTTATAGTTACTACAAGAACTCCTTATAATTACTATAAGAATGGCTTAAACAACTACCAAGCTTTAAAGGGGAATAGTGTGCCTAAGAATAATGATGATATTGTGCAAGAGCAGTTCAAGGACTGTGACATTGTGCAAGAGGAAGTAAAGGTTAATACCTTGGAACTCCCTTCTCCTCCTAAAAAGAAGAGAGGAAGACCTAGAAAAGCAGATATAGAAGCTAAGAAGAATAGAGGTAAGGTTGGAAGACCCGTTGGAGATGCAGGGCGTATTAAAGAGTTTAAAGCCCGTCTTCTAGCCACTTCTGGTGACAAAGTTATATCTAAGATAATAGAAGTTGCTATGGATGATGGTCATTCAGGACAGTTAGCAGCTTTAAAGATGTGTATGGATAGAGTATTACCCTTATCTTACTTTGAGAAAGAGAAAGGCGCTTCAGGTACACCTCAAATTAGTATTAACATAAGCGGTATGGGTGATACAGTTAATATAGCAGGTAAGGAGGATGTAATAGATGTCTAATTATTTCACAGCCTTGGAACTCGCTTGTCAGCATTGCGGTGAGTCAAACTTTGACACAGACTTCCTAGCCCTTTTAAACTCTATACGTGAGGAATGCAACTTCCCATTTATTGTTACTTCTGCTTACCGTTGTGAGAAGCACCCTTTAGAGGCTCGTAAGGAGCGTTTAGGCGAACATACGACAGGTAAAGCAATAGATATAGCAGTAGAGCATGATAAGGCTTTAAAGCTCTTAGAAGTGGCTTTACGGCACGGTGTTAAAAGAATTGGAATAAAGCAGAAAGGTAGTGGTAGGTTTATACACTTAGGAGTCTCGACAGACTTCCCTTCCCCTGCCTTGTGGAGTTACTAATATGACGAAAACGTGTACTAAATGTAAGATTGAAAAAGCCTATACAGAGTTCTCAGTAGATAGTAGAGCCTTGTCAGGTTTGCAAACACGTTGTAGAGAGTGCCAAAGAGAAGTTAAAAGCACAATGAAGGACTATTACAGAGAGTGTCATTTAAGAAATAAGTATGGAATCTCTCAACAGATATACGAGAACATGTTACACGCTCAGGAAGAGTGTTGTGCTATCTGTGGTATACACGAAAAACACTGTGAGCATCAAAGGTTAGCAGTAGACCACGACCATGTGACAGGACAAGTGAGAGCTCTACTCTGTAAGAAATGTAACCAAGGTATCGGACTATTGCAGGATAGTTCTGATATAGCAAGCAAAGCAGTTGACTATTTAAAAGAACACGGGAGATAATTATTAATGGAAATTAATGTAGAGCTTCTTAAATGGCAGCAAGAGGTCTTTAACGACACTACACGCTTTAAAGTTGTAGCAGCAGGTAGACGTTGTGGTAAGTCAAGACTAGCAGCGTGGGCTATGATTGTTAGAGCTTTAAGCGTACCTAAATGTACTATCTTTTATCTAGCGCCAACACAGCAGCAAGCTAGGGATATTATGTGGAGCGTCTTAGAAGACTTAGCTGAACACGTTATCACACACAAACATGTAAACAACATGCAGTTCACTCTTCTTAACGGAAGTAAGATAAGCTTAAAAGGGGCTGATAGACCTGACACACTACGAGGAGTATCCTTGGAATACTTGGTAATAGATGAGTATGCCGATGTAAAACCTCAAGTGTGGGAAGAAATACTACGTCCTGCTTTAGCCGATAGGAAAGGAGATTGCTTATTCATAGGAACTCCTAAAGGACGTAATCACTTTTATGACCTTTATCTCTATGCTGACAAAGGAGAAGACGATCACTTTAAAGCTTGGCACTTCACCTCTTATGATAACGAGACATTAGACCCTGAAGAGATTAATATGGCTAAAAAGTCTATGTCTTCTTATGCTTTTAGGCAAGAGTTTATGTCTAGTTTCGAAGCTTTAGGAAGCGAGATATTCAAAGAAGAGTGGGTTAAGTTTGATAAGGAAGAACCTAAGATAGGTGACTACTATATCGCAATAGATTTAGCAGGTTTTACAGACAACAGTAGTACAGGTAAGAGAAACACTAGACTAGATAATACAGCTATCTCGGTTGTTAAAGTCAATGAAGATGGTTGGTTTATAAAAGACATTATCTATGGTAGATGGACACTAGAAGAAACAGCTAATAAGATATTCAATGCTGTAGACAAGTACAAACCCATTAGTGTTGGTATAGAGAGAGGTATAGCTAAACAGGCTGTAATGTCTCCCTTAACAGACTTGATGAAACGTAGAAGTCGATTCTTTCGTGTTGAAGAACTTACTCATGGAAACAAGAACAAGACAGACAGGGTTGTATGGGCATTACAAGGTAGGTTTGAGAATGGCTATGTAACAGTGAATAAGGGTGAATGGAACAGTGAGTTTTTAGACCAACTCTTTCAATTCCCCAATCCACTAGTACATGACGATTTGGTAGATAGCTTAGCTTATATAGACCAGTTAGCCAAAGTATCATATCACATGGACTGGCTAGATGATGAAGATGATTACCAACCCTTAGATATTTTAGCAGGTTATTAGGAGATAAGATGATAGACGACAAGATGAGTACAGGTGGTAGCTTAGAAGAATGGGTTATGAATAAATGCCAAGATTGGCGTGCACATTACGAGAGTAACTATTCTGAAAAGCATGAAGAATACTACCGCTTATGGCGTGGTATCTGGTCTGGTTCAGACTCTATGCGTGAGTCAGAGCGCTCTCGCTTAATAGCTCCAGCACTACAACAAGCTGTTGAAAGCAGCGTTGCAGAAGTAGAAGAGGCTACCTTCGGACGAGGTAAGTTCTTTGACATCTCTGATGACGTAGCAGACCAAGACCCTACTGACATTGCTCAAGTACGTAAGCAACTAACAGAAGACATGGCATTCACTAAGACACGTAAGCAAGTAGCTGAATGTATCTTAAACGGTGCTATCTACGGTACTGCTATTGCTGAGTTAGTTGTAGAAGAAATTAAAGAAATGAAACCAGCTTCACAGCCTATCATGGAAGGAGCTATGCAAGCAGTAGGAGTTAACATTGAAGATAGACTAGTGATTAAACTTAATCCTGTTCTTCCTCATAACTTCTTAATAGACCCTGTAGCTACGACAGTTGAAGATGCTATCGGTTGTGCTATTGATTCTTTTGTATCTACTCATCAAGTAGAGATGGATATTGAAAGTGGTATATATAAGGATGTTGATTTAGAATCAGCAGCTCCTGACGATGCTTTAGAAGCTGACCAAGAACTATCAAACTATGGTGATGATAAGGTACGCTTAACCAAGTATTACGGTTTAGTTCCTCGTGAGTTGTTTGAAAGAGCTATGCTTGACGAAGATGAAGAGTATGATGATTTAGCTTTAGAGGATGATGAAGACAAAGAAAGCGAGAGCATGTATGTAGAAGCTATCATTGTTATTGCTAACGGTACACAACTACTTAAAGTAGAAGAGAACCCATACATGATGCAAGATAGACCTATTGTTTCTTTTCCTTGGGATGTTGTTCCTAGTCGTTTCTGGGGTCGGGGTATTTGTGAGAAAGGCTATAACAGCCAGAAAGCCCTCGATACAGAGCTTAGAGCACGTATTGATGCCTTAGCCTTCACTATCCATCCTATGCTGGCTGTGGACGCCTCACGGCTTCCTAGAGGTATGAAACCAGAGGTAAGACCAGGTAAGATGTTCCTAACCCATGGTAATCCTTCTGAGATACTACAACCATTTAACTTTGGTAATGTAAGTCAGATAACATTTGCTCAAGGTGCGCAACTACAACAGATGGTACAACAAGCCACAGGTGCTGTAGATAGTTCAGGTGTTTCAGGTAGTGTTAACGGTGAAGGTACAGCAGCAGGTATTAGTATGTCTCTTGGTGCTATCATCAAAAGACACAAACGTACGCTTATTAACTTCCAAGAATTGTTCTTAATACCTATGGTACAGAAGACAGCTTGGCGTTACATGCAGTTTAATCCTGACTTATATCCTGCTAATGACTTCAAGTTTGTCGTAACATCTTCATTAGGTATTGTAGCTCGTGAGTATGAAGTGACACAGTTGGTACAGCTTTTACAGACTATGCCAGCAGATAGCCCTATGTACCCATTATTGATTGAAAGCATCGTAGAGAATATGAACCTTTCTAATCGTGAAGAGATGATTGCTAAGCTACGTGAAAGTCAACAACCAAACCCTGAAGCTCAGAAGGCTCAACAGGAAACTCAAGCTGTACAGATGGCTAAAGAACAAGCTACTGCACAGGCGTTACAAGCTCAAGCAATGGAATCACAAGCCAGAGCAGGTAAGTATCAAGTTGAAGCTAGTATGGAACAGTATGATAAAGAGACAGCCCGTATCAAAGCATTATCTACTAATGTTAATAGTGGGGATGCAGATGAGAAGGAGTTTGAGAAGCGTATGCGTCTAGCTGAGCTAATGCTGAAGAAACAGAAACAAGATGTAGATGGTAACAGACAGTCGCCAGAAACATTAATGTAAAATAGTTCTTGCTTTTTCATAAAAAGTATGTTATACTAGTGGTTCAACGGTCATTCCTATTAAGGGGGTAACATGACACCAGAAGATACCAAGTATTACGAAAACTATTTAGACTTATTCGCAACTGATGGATGGAAGCAATTCTTAGACGACTTGCAAGACCGATTAGATGCTTATAGCATTGACTACCTTACTAATGAGAAAGAACTTTTCAAGACGCAAGGAGAAATAGCAGTGCTGAGAGGGACGTTAGGCTTTGAAGCTTTTATTAAACAGGCTTTAGAGACTAACTAACTCTGATTACAGATATAGCAAACTATCTAGTGTTAATGCCTTTCACTAGATAGCCTATGTTTACTTTATTCCACAATACTAATTATAGTACGGAGACTCCAATATGGCAGAATTTATAGATGAACGTGAAGAAGAAGTAACAATCGATGATGGTGAAGAACTAGAGAACTTTGATGCCCCTGAAGAAGAGGAACAACATCAAGAGGAAACAACAGAGCCAGAGTACGAAACCCCCGACAAGTATCGCAACAAAGAAACTAAAGATATTATTGCAATGCACCAGAATGCTGAAAAGCTGTTAGGTAAGCAATCGCAAGAAGTTGGAGAGTTACGGAAGGTTGTAGATAACTTCATCCAAACGCAAACCATCGCCCAACAACAACAGCCTACTGCTTATGAAGAAACTGAAGAATTAGATTTCTTCGATGATCCTAAAGCTGCTGTAGCTCAGATGCTAGAGAACCACCCATCCGTGAAGCAATCACGCCAAATGAGTGAGAACTTAGCAAAAGAACAAACCATGGCACATCTAAACTCAGCACACCCAGACTATAAAACTATACTTGCAAATGAAGACTTTCAAGAGTGGGTAGGTAAGTCTAAGGTACGAACTAAGATGCTCCGAGAAGCCGATACTAATTATGACTTCGATAATGCTGACGAACTTTTCACAACTTGGAAAGAACGTACACAGATTATCAATGATGTAAAGAGTACTGAGACTGTCGCACGTAAACAGTCTGTACGTTCAGCTTCAACTGGTACAGCAAAGGGAAGCGGTGAAAGGTCTTCTAAGAAGATTTACCGCAGAGCAGATATTGTTGACCTCATGCAAAAAGACCCTAACAGATACGCAGCACTAGCCTCTGAAATACGAGCAGCTTACGCTGAAGGTCGTGTTAGATAATTAATATATAATACAGGAATACATAAACATGTCAAACTTAACACCTAGCACTACTAATACAGTTACTAAAGCAAACGCAACTAAGTTCATCCCAGAGTTATGGAGTGACGAGATTGTCGCAGCTTATAAGAACTCTTTAGTTCTAGCTAACCTAGTAAACAAAATGCCTATGAAAGGCAAGAAAGGCGATACTTTACATATCCCTAAACCAACTCGTGGTGAAGCGTCTGCTAAGGCTGCTGCATCTACTGTTACTATTCAACAAGATGCTAATGATGAAGTTATCATTACAGTTGATCAACATTTCGAATACTCACGTCTTATCGAAGACATCACCGAAGTTCAAGCACTAGATAGTATGCGTAAGTTCTACACTGACGATGCTGGTTATGCTTTAGCTAAGAAAGTAGATACTGCTGTTCATGCCCTTGGTAAATCATTGGGTGATGGTACTGGTTCTTCTTATGTTCACAGTAACGCCTTCCAATTCAACACTACTACTGGTGTAGCTGAGTTGTATGATGCTGATGGTACTGCTGATATTGGTGCTTTCAACGATAAAGGTTTCCGTGACCTTATTCAGAAACTAGATGACGCTGATGTTCCTATGGACAACCGTGCATTAATAATCCCACCTTCTGCTCGTAATGAGATTATGGGTATTGACCGTTACCAGTCTTCAGACTTCGTAGATGGTCGTGGTGTTCAAAACGGTAAGATTGGTCAGTTATACGGTATTGACGTTTACGTTTCTACTAACTGTCCTGTTATTGAAACAGGCGTTAAAGCTGGCTTATTGTTACATAAAGATGCTTTCGTCTTTGCAGAGCAAATGGGCGTTCGCTCACAAACTCAATACAAGCAAGAGTTCTTAGCCACCCTTTATACTGCTGATACATTGTACGGTCTTAAGACTTTACGTCCAGAAGCAGGCATGGTTGTAGCTTTACCAGCTTAATAGCTCTTTGTTCAAAGGCTTTCTAACGAGAGCCTTTTATAGAAAGCCCTATTAACATTGCTCCAACCAAAACAGGAATCGAGAATGCCTTCAAATATCCTTATCAAACGCTCTTCAACAGCTAGTGCAATCCCTACAGCACAACAACTCTTGACAGGCGAACTAGCTATTAACTTAGCTGACAAAAAACTCTATACAAACAACAACGGCTCTATCATCGAACTTGGAACATTACCAAGCTCTTTAAGTGTGTCTGGTGATACAGACCTTACAGGAACCTTAGACGTTACAGGAGCTACAACATTAACTGATGGTAATGTATCAGGTGACTTCACAGTGGTAGGTACTTTAACTGTATCAACACCTACTAGTGGTACTGATGCAGCCTCTAAAGCCTATGTAGACACTTCTGTTTCTAATGTTATTGATAGCTCTCCTGCGTTATTAAACACGCTTAATGAGCTAGCAGCAGCTATCAATGATGACGCTGACTTTGCAACAACAATCACTAATAGTATTGCTACCAAGGTAAGTAAAGCAGGTGACACCTTAACAGGTGATTTAGCTATGGGAGGTAATAAGATTACTTCTACTGCTACGCCTGTTACAGACGATACATTAACACGTAAAGGCTATGTAGACAGCATCTTCTCAACACTAACAGCCGCTGAAACATCCGCTACAGCTTCAGCAGCCTCAGCAGTTGATAGTGCTAACAGCGCTTCAGCGTCTGCTGCGTCTGCTTCTACAGCGACTACAAAAGCTAGTGAAGCTTCTACTTCAGCAACAAATGCTGCGTCTAGTGCTTCAGCAGCTTCAACATCTGCTTCATCATC